AACCCCCAAGCCGCTCGCCTAGCCGCAGCTAAAGCCGCACAGGCCGCACGCGAAGCTGGCATACACGCCAACGCGGTCAAGAAGGGCAGAGAGCTAGAACGCGCTGAGACGGCCGTCCGTCAAGCCGAGCTCGCCGCCACGCACGCAGGCGAGCTTCAGGGCATCAACCAAGCCCACACCGAAGAAATCGCCCGCCTAGACGAACGCTGGTCACGCGAAGAGCAAAAGCACGGATCGGGCAAGTTCTGGTCTGGCGTCACAGTAGGCGGCGCAATCGTAGGCGCGCTCGTGGCCGTAGGAACAAGCATCGTCATCAACATGACGTTGATCCCAACATTCGAGGCAGCACGCGAAGCGCGCGTTCAAGACGATGTAGTCCGCGCTACAGAGCGATATGCTGCGCCCTTAACCAGCCCGTAAAGTACGGGGATCTACGGACCAATGAGCGGAAATAGGGGAAAGGGCCGGCCAAAGGGCGCGGTCAACAAGACAACGGCCAGCGTCAAGGAAGCACTGCAAGCGGTGTACGCCAGTCGAGGCGGCGACGATGCGCTAGAGCGCTGGGCTGAGGCGAACGAGACCGAGTTCTACAAACTCTGGGGTCGCATGCTCCCGCAAGAGGTGAGCGGCCCGGACGGCGGTCCGGTGGAGTTCGCGGGCATTGTCCGCCGCATCGTCAAAGGAAATTGAGCTAGACACAGCTGGCGTATTCGAGCCGCTTCTAGCTCCAGCACGCTACAAGGGCGCTCACGGCGGGCGCGGTAGCGGAAAGTCACACTTCTTCGCTGAGTTATTGGTGGAGGAGTGTCTACGCTTCCCCGGCCTTCGCGCGGTCTGCGTTCGTGAAGTGCAGAAGTCGCTTAAGGACTCAGCCAAGAAGCTGATCGAAGACAAGATCCAGCAGATGGGCGTGGGCTCGCTGTTCGACGTGCAGACGGCGGAGATCAAAACGCCAGGCGGCGGCAGCATCCTGTTTCAAGGCATGCAGGACCACACCGCGGAATCGATCAAGTCGCTGGAAGGCATGGACCGCGCTTGGGTTGAGGAATCGCAGACGCTTAGCGAAACAAGCTGGCGGATGCTTCGCCCGACGATCCGCAAGCCAGGGTCTGAGATTTGGGCAAGCTGGAACCCGCGCTTTGAGCGCGACCCGGTGGACAAGTTCTTTCGCAAAGACAAGCACGAGCCAGGGCGCGTTGTGTGCGTCCAAGCCAATTGGCGAGACAATCCTTGGTTCCCGCAGGAGCTTGAGGAAGAACGCCAGGACGATCTTAAAAACGACGCCGAGTCTGTCCCGCACGTATGGGACGGCGGCTATGTGCAAATTCTCAAGGGCGCGTATTACGCGCAAGCCTTGATCGATGCGGAGCGTTCCAAGCGCATCAGCAACGTGCCGCTAGAGCCGCTGATACAGGTCCGGGCGTTTTGGGACATAGGCGGTCCTGGCAAGAAAGCCGACGCAATGGCGATCTGGGTGGCCCAGTTCGTCGGGCGCGAGATCAGGGTGCTCGATTATTTCGAGGGCCAGGGTCAGGTGCTGGCCTATTACATCGCTGAGTTCCGCGAGCGCGGCTGGCGAGACGAGAAGAAGCCTTTGATGGTGGTGCCGCACGATGCGGCGCAGACGCACGCGGACAACCCAACGGGCATGGACTTTGAAGCCCAGCTTAAGAAAGCGGGCTTCGAGACAAAGCTGATCGGCAACCAAGGCGCCGGCGCTGTGATGCAGCGGATCGCCACATCGCGGCGACTGTTTCCGCGCATCTGGTTCAATCGAGACACAACAGAAGCAGGGCGCGCGGCGCTCGGCTGGTATCACGAAAAGAGAGACAATGACCGAAACGTGGGCCTTGGCCCGGAGCATGACTGGGCAAGCCACGGCGCGGACGCGTTCGGCCTGATGTGCACTGCGTACGAAGAACCGCAGACGCAGCTTGCGCCCAAGAAGCCTGTGAAGCGGAGCGCGACCAGCGTTGTCTGAGATAATTGGCCCTGAAGAAAAGTACGTGTGCTATCCGTCGAAGGGGAAGCCGTCTTTTCACACGACGCTAGATGACGCGAAGAAGCGCGCTGAAGCGGAGTTAAACGCTGGAAGCGCAAGCGCCATTGTGTTTGAGTTGGTTCAGGTCGCAGCAGTGCGGGCCATTCGCGTTGAGTGGCTCAGTGACTGACCTGATCCGCAAGCTCAATGCATGGGACAAGGCTATCCAGTCCAGCAACCAGGGCGAATGGCGCGACGAGGCGAAGGATTGCTTCGCTATGGTTGCCGGCGATCAGGTCAACGAGGAAGACAAGCGCGCGGCTGAGGACAAGGGCATCCTCTACGCGATCCTGAACAAGATTGACCCGACCGTTTCGGCAATCTGCGGCTCTGAGATCACGAACCGCCAAGAGGTGCGCTACTATCCGCGGCAATCGACGATCGAAAGCGCGCAGGTCAACGAGATACTGACTGCAGCGGCCGAATGGAGCCGCGACGAGTGCGACGCTAACGACGAAGAAAGCGAAGCGTTCCGCGATTCCGTCATCTGCGGCATGGGCTGGACCGAGACACGCATGTCGTATGACGTGGACCCGGACGGCATGCCGATCACGGAGCGCGTTGACCCAATCGAGATGGCTTGGGACCCGAGCGCTCGACGTCCGAACCTTGCCGATGCGCGCTACAAGCGCCGCAAGAAGCGGTTCAGCAAGGACGAGGCAGCCGAGCGCTTTGGCATCGACCCTGAGATTTACGGCAGCGGGCGCGACAAGGACGGCTCAGACCGCAGCCCGCATGATGCGGACCCGGAAAACGCCTACCAAGGCAAAGGCGAACCGGAGCTACGCAAAGACGAATTAGAGATCACTGAATATCAGTGGTATCAGCTAGAGCCGAAAGTCCGCGTCGCTAACCCGGTGACGGGCGAACTGGAAGAACTGACGCCCGACGAATACGAGCGCATGGCGCCAATGCTTCTGCAAGTCGGCGGGCAAGAAGGTGTACCGTTCAAAGCCCGTTGCTATTACCGCGCTTATCGCATCGCAGACGAGATTATTGAGGGGCCGGAGAAGCTGCCCGAAGACGAGTTCACGCTTAAATGCGTGACGGGCAAGCTCGATCGCAACAAGGCGATCTGGTACGGCGTTGTGCGCGCCATGCGCGACCCGCAGCGCTTGCTCAACAAGCAGGTCACGCAACTCCAGCGAATTATCGACGTAAACGCTAAGGGCGGGCTGCTGGCGGAAAGCTCAGCGTTTGAAGACCCGGAGCAAGCCAAGTCCGATTGGGCCGCATCTGATTCGATCGTGTTCACCAAGGACGGCGCAGTGTCGAAGGGCGCTGTCATTCCAAAGCCCGTGAACCAATACCCGTCAGCCATCGACAAGATGCTTGGCCTGACAATGGAACTCGTGCCTGGCGTTTCTGGCGTGAACAACGAGATGCTGGGCTTGATCGATCGCGAGCAGGCCGGCGTTGTCGATTGGCAGCGCAAGCAGGCGGCTTATGGCGTGCTGGCGGGCTTCTTTAACAGCCTGCGCCGCTACCGCCGTATGCAGGGCCGGCATCTGCTCAAGCTTATAACGAAGTACATGAGCGACGGGCGTTTGATCCGCATTCAGGGCAAGAACGGTGACATTCGGTATGCCCAATTGGCCAAGCAAGACGACACGCTCAAGTATGACGTGATCGTTGACGAAGCGCCGGCAGGACCGAACCAAAAGGAACGCACGTTTATGTTCCTCACCCAGTTTGGCCCGACGCTGGCCAAGATGGGCCTGCCTCCGCAAATCTGGCTCAAGATGATGGAATACAGCCCGCTGCCTTCGTCGCTGGTGGCTGAGGTTCAGCAGATCATGCAGGAGGCGCAGCAAAATGCTGGCCCGTCTCCAGAGCAGTTAGAGGCGCAAGTCGCGGCGCAAAAGGCGCAAGCAGATTTGGCCAAGGTTCAAGGCGACATGCAAAAGCTCGCCATTGAGAACGAGTGGGTCAAGTTGGAGATGCAGAAGGCCCAGATGGAGGGCATCGCATCGCAGCAAGAAGCCCAGATCAGGGCGCGTGAAACGGCGATGCGCGAACAGAACGATACGCTGCGCATGCAATTGGATCGCGACATTGCCGAACGCGATAGTCAGATCAAGGCGCTAGAGCTTCAAATCAAAGCCCGCGAGCTTGAGCTTAAGGAAGCGGAGCTTGGCATCAAAGCCGAGATGGAGCGCGAGAAGATGGCGCACGCTTCGGCCATGCGCTCTGCCGATCATGCAGCGGCCAGCAATGGCGCCGAGCAAGAGCGCAACGGCAAAGACCGTTCAAGCGATGCTGTCGGCATGGGGCTTCAAGCGCTGGCTGAGGCATTGAGCCGGCCGAAGAAAGTTATCCGCGGCGAAGATGGTCGCGCGATGGGGATTGAATAATGAGTAAAGGGAACACTTTCGAGAACGAGCTGCTGCTGTTATTGTTTAACAATACAGCAATTGCGCTGATTGGCGACGCGTCGGGCCTACAGCCGTCAGCGACGGCGGGCTCGCTCTATGTCTCGTTGCATACAGGCGATCCGGGTGAAGCCGGCACGGCGACCACGAGCGAGGCGGCGTATGGTTCGTATGCGCGCGTTGCTGTGGCGCGCTCCGGATCTGGCTGGACGGTCAGCGGCAATGCGGTCAGCAATGCGGCGCTGATCCAGTTCCCGCAATGCACGAGCGGCTCCGAGACGGAGACGCACTTCGGCATCACGACCGCATCGAGCGGCGGCACCAAGCTGCTCTACAAGGGCGCGTTGTCGTCTTCGCTGGCGGTGTCGTCTGGCATTCAGCCGCAATTTGCAGCCGGCGACTTGGACATCACGGAAGACTGATGACGGGCGTAATCATTCGGTATCGCTGCCCAACCTGCGGCATCGAGGTGCGCGCAGAGGAGGGGCAACCCTTCAAGGCGTGCGCTTGCGTTGAGCCGTATGAGCAAGAGCCGGAGCCGACCGAGTGACCGGCTTTCGCAACCATCGCGAATTGATCGAAGCTGTGGAGGCGGGGCAAACCGCTACGTTCGGCTGGCGCAAGGCGCCGACGCAAACGACAGCAACGAATATCTGGTTTGATCTGAGCATGAGTCCAGGCAACCCGATCCCGAACTATTACGCGGCGGCTCCGCTTGCAGCCAAGCGCCTGACGCAATCAAGCGACGGCGGCATCTTTCACGGTGCGGCGCCGGGCGGGACAATGACCAAGCACCTGCGCCGCTTCATGGCGCTGGTATCGACGCCGACCACGGCCGTCCCGCTGCCAATGATCCTGTGCGATTACCTGCTCTATTATCCGTTTGTGGATATGGGCACGACCGACCAGCAGGACATGACGCAAAGCGAGACGCTGAGCCGCCACACGGACGGCGAAGGCGTGCGGATCATGGCGGTTGAGGTTGCAGCGCAGATCGGCGGGCAGTCCTTCTTCGTGAGCTACACCAACCAAGACGGGGTAGCAGGGCGGACCACGCCCACGGTGACATGCAACACGCAAGTCTCGACGGGCACGATCATATCAACTGCCGCTGCGACCAACGGGTGCGCGGGGCCGTTTCTGCCATTGCAGCAGGGCGATACGGGCGTGCGCTCGATTGAAAGCCTGACCATGCTTGGCGCGGACGTGGGCCTCATCGCTTTGGTGCTGGTCAAGCCGAAGGCGACGCTTGGCGTCTATGACATTCAAGCGCCGGCTGAGAAGGATTTCGTCACCGACAATCCGGCGACGCTGCCGATCATTCAAGACGACGCATATTTGAACCTGATTTGCCTGCCGAGCGGCACCATCGCGGCGGGTCAGATCATGGGCACAATCGAAATAGTGTGGAACTAGATGGCCGGCTTTAGCTCACTCGACAATCTGATTTCGAACGTCTCCAACTCGGGGAAGTTCTTTCGCTCCGATTGGAACAAGAACCACGCGACGGGCGGCACGGTCATCGCCGGTTCGTGGCAATGCTTGCTGGGTGGGGCGGGCAATCCAGGCGCCAATACGCAACTGGGCTCGGGCGTCACGCTGGTTCAAAAGCCGCTTTACGACTTCACGTCCACGGCGGGCGCGATCCAGCATGGCGGCGCGGTCGGCGCGACTTATGCCGACTACAAGGTGTTGCTGAACGCGAGCGCTTACAGTGCTGCGGCTACGACCATGCCGTGCGTGTTCATGCTCTGCGACTTCTTGAGCTATGCGACGCTGACCAACGCGACGATTTCGACGGCCGGCACCAAGACGTTCGTCAACACAGAGGCCGTGACCTTCTCGTCTTCGTCGGGCCTGCTGATGACCACGGCGGCGGATTACGACACGTACACGCCGGTTCGCTTCACTACGTCTGGTGCGCTGCCGACTGGCCTTGTGGCGGCAACGACCTATTGGACGGTGCGCGTCTCGGCCACGACATCGCGCCTCGCGACATCGCTTTCTAACGCCATCGCAAGCACTGTGATCGCGTTCACGGACGCGGGCTCGGGCACCAACACGATGTTCGTGCGTCATCCGCGCTACACGGACGGCGCGGGCGTCATGCCGCTGCTGGTCGCTTCAACGGCGGGCACGGCGGGCACGGGCACGTTCCAGCTTACCTACACCAACCAAGCGGGCACGGGCTCACGCACAACCCCTTCGACACCGGCGCTGCCGACCAATACGGCTGTGGCTCCGTTGCTGACTGTGCCTTACTCGGGCACGGGCTCGGGCAAGTTCGGCCCGTTCATGCCGCTCGCTGGCGGCGACAGTGGCGTGCGCGAAGCAACCAACATCATTCTCGGCTCGGCTGGCGTGACGACTGGCGTTTACAACATGGTGTTTGCGAAGCCGCTGCTGACGCTGCCGATGACCACGCTTGGCGTCGCCGCTGAGCGCGATCTTGTGAACCAGCTTCCGTCCATGCCGCGCGTTTATGATGGCGCGTGCTTGGGGTGGCTCTGCTACGCGGGCGCAGCCATTCCGAACAACAGCGCGTTCTATGGCGCGCTGGAATTTGGCTGGAGTTGATCGCGAGTGGCGACGATATACGCACTGGTGGATTCACGAACCCCTGGCGAATATCGCTATATTGGGAAGACGACGCGCACCTTAGCTCGGCGACTTTATTTTCATATCTATCGCCAGCCAAAAGAAATGAACCTCTACAAGAAGCGCTGGATAGAGAAGGTTCAGAAGGCTGGCGGCGAGATTATTGCTGTGTCGCTAGAGGAGTGCTCGGACGACAGCCAGAACGAGCGGGAGATGTTCTGGATTGAAGCATGTCGTTCTGGCGGACATCGGCTCACCAACATGAGCGATGGTGGAGAAGGCGGGAGAAATCCTTGCCCGGAGGTTCGAGAAAAAATTCGCGCAGCGCTTCTGGGGAAGAAGCGGCCTCCGCATGTTTGTGAGGCTTTAAGGGCCTCCGCAAAACTGCGGACTGGTGCGCTGAACTCAAACTTTGGCAAGCGGTGGACGAAAGCGCAGCGCAATCATTTGGCGGCGATTAAGCGCATCCAGTATGCGGGCAGCGGCAATCCAGCATCGAAAATATCCGAGGCGGATGCGGTCGAAATCTTCCGGCTGAGAGCGGTAGAGCGCGTTCCTGTAAAAGTGATTTGCGCCCGGTTTGGGGTCTGCAAGTCGAGCATCCATAATATTATGTCCGGCGTGACTTGGGCTCACCTTAAACTGCATCAGCAGGCGCGCTAATGGCGCTACTCGGCAATTACTCGCTAGCCTCCAAATCTCCGGGGCGTTTCTTCGGCGGAAATTCCACGTCTCTTGCTTCGGGGATTGGGCAATTCTCGCCGCAGCTTCCTGGCAATTGGGGCAATACCGGCGCGCGGCGTAATTTTGCGCTGGTCGAAGGCGCAACGGTTGCGCTGGAACTGGCGGCGATCCCAAGCGGCTACGGCGGCACGGGTTATCTCATACCGGTTCAAGCCGGCGCGGTCTCGGCGCATAGCGCAGCAATCGGCGTCGCTACAGCGGCAGGCGCCATCGCAGAAGGTCGTAACATCGCCGGCACTTCGGCTGGTGTCGCAACAGTTACAGGCACGGCACAGCTTGTCGTTTCGGGCCAAGGCTCGGCGGCAGGCGTCGCCACGGTGTCGGGAAACATCGTCGCGGCTCTTTCGGGTGCGGGCTCTGCGGCGGGCGCTGCAACGACCAGCGCAGCGATTACAGCGCTCGCTTGGGGCGTCGGCACGGCGGCTGGCGTCGCCACTACCAGCGCTGTGCGCTACGCCACAGGCAAGCTTGCGGGCTCGATTGCGCCGGCTGTGACGCTGGAGGCTGCGGGCTTTTCGACGTACCTGTTGGACGAAGAAGACGTGGAAAGCGGGCTGACGATGCGCCAGGCGCTTCGCCTGATCGCAGCGGCGACGGCTGGCAAGGTCAGCGGTGGCGGAACGACAACGATCACGTTCCGCAATGCTGTGGACGACAGTGCTGACCGGATCATCGCGACAGTGGACAGCAGCGGCAACAGAACCGCGCTGACGTACGCACTCGAATGAGCGCGTCAACTTTCGGCACGACCTACTGGCTTGACGATTACTGGGGGTCGTACTTCCAGCCTGACGCCGGTGGCGGGGTCATTGTTGGCACGCTTGCTGGTTCTGCCGCTGGTGTGGCGACTGTTACAGGCTCGCTGCGGGCCGAGGAAGAGCTTGGCGGAACGCTTCGGGGCCGGCGCTGGCCGCGCCGATCGCGTCCGCTTTGGGAGCGTGAACGCGAGCTTGAGCTTCTGCGGGAACAGACCGTTGAGGCGATCAAGATTGAAGAGATCGCGCTTTCGTCGGGACCGCCGAAACGCAATCTGGCCAAGGCCATTCGCGACGGCGCTCGCGAGCACGGATTTAAGCAGCCATTCGACCAAGAAGGCGGCGCGCGTTTAGCGGCGCTGGTGGTCATGGCGCAGCAATT